AAAGGTACCTTCAGTTGTGCGAGCAAATGCTGAAGTTGTTGCGCTCTGTAGTACAGTTAGAGCTGCTGGACTTACAACTGCCCAGTTACCAGCGCCACGACGTGTACGTGAAGCGATTAGGTTTGCTGTACGATTGATTAGAACAGCTAGTGCAGCGTGTTCGTCACCAACGAAAGTAGCAGTACCACTTACAGCAGCTTGATCAAATGTGAACTCAGTTGCTGCTAGGCTACGTAGACTACCTAAGATTTCTTGGTCGATTTCAACGGTAATCTCTTGAGCAAGAGCTGCCATGATTTCTGCTTCGATATCCAAACCGTGCATGGCTTGTGCATCTTGTGCAGCTTCGAAAGTCCAGCGAGCTGATAACTTACGAGTCTTGGCTTCAACAACTTGCTTTAAGATTTGTACGTTGATTCTGTTACCGGTAACACCTTCTAGTGTGCTAGTAGATGCTGCCTTACCAGTAGTAGCTGTGCCACCATTGGTTAAACCAGAATATGCAACTGCAATCTTAAATGGGCTCAATGCTTCGTCGCCAGCAGTAGTACCAGTAGCGTAGATACTTGCGCTATCAGTAGTAGTGTCAGCATAACGAACACGTAGAGTGTGGATTTGTGCTACTGGGCCAGTCATCGGCTGAACACCAACGATTTCGTTAGCAATAACGGTTGGCATAACACGACGAATAACTGGTAGAATTACACGATTAAGTGTTGCAACGTTTGAAGCAGCGGTGGCACCTGCAGTTGCAGTTTCCATCAAGTGCTTACGGGTGTTTTCAAGAACTACACCCATCATGGTTCTCTTGGAACCGTTTAAGCCTTCTAACAGAGCGTCTTTAGTTTCGCCCCAACGGCTTTCTAGTAATGCTTGTGTCATTTTATTTCCTTTTCTCCTATTTAGGGTTTACTTAAGCCCTGCCAAACGCTTGATCTCAAAAACGTTATGAACGTTTTCTTCGACTAAAGGTGTAGCAGATTTATCACCAGTTACTTCCACACGGCTTTCAGCAAGTACTGTTTTGGATTGTACTTGAGTCTTTACTGTGTTATTGAGAACTGCTGGTAGATACTTTTCGTATGCACTTTGTAATTTACCAGTTTGCACACTTTCAAGAAGATCACTCATAATTGTAGCTTTCTCCTTGTTTAAAGGTTTCAAAAGATTTGCAAGAATTTCTTTGCGTTCTGTTGATTCCTTTATAACTCTTATCTCTTTGTCTTTTGATTCAACGATCATTGCAGCTTTTTCGGCCTGCTCTTTAGCTTCTGCTAGAGCCTGCTCTTTGGCAGCAACAACAGCTTGTAGCTTGCGAATTTCTTTGTTCTCATTTAAGTGAGTAACAGCAAATTCACTTGCGAAAGCTTCAAAGATTTGACGACCAAACATGTTCTCGCGAGCCATGTGGATATCTTCTTTGAGTTGAGTCATTTCTGACTCTAGTTTTCTGGTAATTGATTCTTTAACTAGTTCAGCGGAACGAGCTACAAAATTCTTTTGTAGTTCGGCAAGCTTTTCTTTAGCACCAGCAATCAGACGAACTTTTGTCTCAACCACTGCTTGCTTGTCTTGCTCAAACTCTTGAATTTCTTCTGCTAGAGATTTAATAACAAATTTTTCTAAACCACCAATACTGTTTTCGTATTGTTTACGGTCTTCGCGAAGTTCTTTAATTTCTTCAGCCAACTTACTGACCATGAAATTATTAAACTTACTTGCGCTTTCGGTCATGTGAGTTTTAAACTTAACACGATCTTCAGCTAGTTTTGCTTTCTCTGCAGCAAACTCTTCTAGTTCGCTTTGTAGACTTTCAGTTACCATTTTATCTAGAGCTTCAACCATTACTTGTTTGTCATGTTGATAGCGTTGTGCGAATTCTTCACGAAGTTCAGATCTCACTTGCTCACGTGCCTCGAGAAGTTTTGCTTCCCAAGCTTCAGTGATTGCTTGTTGAGTGTCTTCGTTAATAATTCCACTATCCAACAATGGTTTCAATGCATCTAGTGTCATTACGACTCTCCTATTTTAACTTAAGGTCATTGATAAGGCGTGTTATGCCTTCTTTCAGGTACTTCTGTACTCTTTGATCTTGCGTGGCATCACGAGCCACTTCTAACACTCGGTGTCCATGACGCATATTCATCAAGCCTTCATAAATGGCTTTAGGATATGCATGTGGAGCCGAAGGCTGTGCTACAATGTCAACGGTAATGATATCAAAACCACTAACATGTCCTGTGCTTTCATTAACTTCACCACTTCCACGGCTACTAACACCCAACTTAACACCCGAAGTAATCATTGCTTCTACTAGCTTACCCATTGGTGTTGGTAAAATTTTTAGTTTGCCATGGCCACAAGGACCGTCCATCCACATACCTTCAATCATATGTGACACACGATCCAAATTAATCTTTAGGTCATCAGGGTGATCAACTTCACCAAGAACGCTATGTCCGCCCTTGATTTGTTCATTGATCTGAGTAACGGCTTTACTGATTTCAGAAACGGGATAAACACGTTGGTTGGCATTCTTCACACCGCCCTCGATGAATATCCCTTTCATATACAGATTCTTACCTTGACCGGTTGTAGAGTCTTCGGTTAAGACTTCTATCTGTGCCCGGTCAAAAGTAAGATTTTCTTTTAGGTACAAAGCCATATTATTGCCCTAATTAATTACCACCTGGTTCAATGCTTTTCTTTTGTACTGGCACTGATCCATCGGTAGTCTGTCCTTCGCCCTTTTTGGCACCTGCTTTGTTGCTGTACCAATTTTGAGCGCCTTTGTTGCCACCTGGAACATTGACATTACGTTTAGCTACGTCAATTTCTTGTGGATTCTTCAAGAAACCACCTGCTTTACCGTGTGGTGAATTGCCGTCTGGAGCTTGTTCTGCACCACCTTTAGCAATATTACCTGCGCTACCGCCCATGTCATTTTTTCCAGCTACAGGATTACTGGTATTACCAGCTGGCTTGTCGCCACCTGCGCCAGTACCTACTGGGCTAAACTCAGTGTTACTAGGTGCGCTGATTTTTTCTACGTATTCACGCATTAAATCAACAGCAGTTTTTGGAAGTGGCTTGCGCTGAACTGACTCAGTCATTTCTTCATCGTCGTCCTCTTCTTCCTCTTCTTTGGCTTCAGTGACTTCTTCTTCATCTAATTCGTCTGCTTCTGCCATGGCCATTTTGTCGCCCATGTCATCATCACCGCCCATGTCGTCGCCCATGTCGCTGTCGCCCATGTCATCGTCGCCGCCCATTAGCTGTTCGAATTCAGCTTTTAATGCTTCTAGTTCGCTTTCAAGATCCATAACTTTTTGTTCTAGATCATCTTCGCCATTGGTGTCGTCCATGCCCATTTCTGGTCCCATGTCGTCTAGGCCTTCTTCACCGTCGGCATCGCCTAGATCCATGTCTAGCTCGCCTTCGCTGTCATCGTCGCCTTCGCCAATTCCACCTGTGCCATCAGCTGAGATTTCGTCCATCAAACCTTCAACTTCATCGCCACCGATGTCTTCTTCAGCGTATTCTTCATCTATTAAAGATTCATAGATTTCACGTGATTTTTCAACTACGATATTGTGAAAAAGCTCACGAGCTTTTGCTTCGTCGTCGTTGATAATGTGTTCAATTAATTGTTCATATTTGTTCATTAGGAACTCCTTATAATAATATGGCTTGTATTCTATTTACAAAAATACGTAGATTACGGGGTTAAATGGGTGTTTTTTGAAGGATTTTTTAAACTACTGGGGCAGCAGCCGGTGGTTTGTATTGTTTTGAAATGTTTTCTAGTTTATTTTCATGTTCTACTTTACGCACATCATTGGCCATACGTATACGATTAAGATCACTTAAAGTGAGTCTGGTTTTTCTAAGATCAGACAATTTCAATGGCGTATTGTCATCCTTTTCGGTCTGATAACCAGGTTTTGGCAAATTGTAAAGTTCGTTCAAAATCATAATATTATTTACCAATTTTTCAAGTTGGAATGCCTGCTCCTGCTGGTGCTGCTGTAGCTCCTGCCGCGGCTCCGGGCTGAGCACTTCCCAGTGGACTTGATCCTTGCATCTGACCACCTTCTGCACCAGACACTCCTTCAACCGGCGGAGCAACTGCTTCTAAATCAGTGCTTATACCACCCGGCGTTACTCCTGCTGCACGTAAACTTGGCTCTGGGGCTCCCGCTATGTCAATTTCACCTTGCTCTTCTGCCCACATTGTTTCGTTTTCGCTCATTTCCTGTTCAGTGAGTCCTAGATAACGCTTCATTAAGAAACGTTTACTTAGATACGGAATTTGTTCCAAAGAAGTAAAAGTACTAATTCTAGCAGAATCAATGTCGGCCTGACGATATTGTGCAAAATTTTGTGGTTCTTCAAATATTAAATCAAACAGTTGGCTGTCAATATTAATTCCACGCCACCGCATAAAAAGTTTAAATTCGGCATCTAATTTGTCAACAATCAGTGATTGTAATCTTTTACAATACTGATTAAAACGCCATTCTTGGATCAGAGCTGTACCTACTCGACCGTCGCTTACTGACTGTGTTCCGTCATCTACCCCGGTGGGCAAATAACTACTGGGAATACGTAAACCGCGGAATAGTTTATTGGTAAAGAATCTCAAATCTGTAATTTCGCCTAGATTTTGACCTCCGGGTAAAACATCTACACTTGATCCTCGCCCGTCTGCAGTCTGCGGGAAAAAATAATCTTCCATGATAGCCAATGGATTGTATGTGGCATCCATCATGTTGGCACCACCACCTGTTTGTGTTGGAATGCGTCGTTGATGTATTTCGTTTTTGATTCTTTCTACAAATGCCATGGCCATGTGACTGGGCATGTTGCCAGTATCAATCTTGAAAACACGGCGTTCTGGAGCTCTTTGCACACGGTAGATAATGATACTATCTTCCAATAATTCTTTTTGTTTAAAAACTTTAAACACATTTTCTAGCACACTATTACCAAAAGGCCAATAAATGTCTAGTCCTTCTGTCAAACTTATGTGTACCACGTGTTCAGCATTGATAGCTGATTCATTCTGTGATCTGGCAAATCTACTTCCGCCAGAATATGGTGTCTGTGGTTGAATATAAGAACCGCTAGGGCCACCCACTTGAGGATGATTGATATAAGTGTCTGTAGTGTTAACAGCAGTAACAGTTAAATTTTCCAAATTGACATTGATATCTTTGACAATATATTGCTCAGGTTTTTTGCCTTCGCTTTCATTTACAATAACTCTTACCACTTTAGACATTTCTGTCCAATACAATTTAAAATTTTCCGGATCACGTACAAAAACTTGATCGCCGTATTTTAGTACATTTCTGATTATTTTGAATGTACGTGAGTTAAGTTCATTTAATTTGACCCATTGTTGCAATTGTTCCTTGATAATGGCCACTTCGTTGTCTGTGGGATCTTCATGGAACTTGATATCAAATGGTGTACCATTTGCTAGATTTTTTTGCGTCATGAATTCAGCCAAAATATCTAGTGCTGCATTTATTTCCGAGTCCATGTCCATTTGTTCGTACTGATTGTATCTTTCAATACGATTCGGGTGCCCAATATAAACTTCTGGTAGATTACTTTGATAGTTTCTATAGCCAGGATCAGCCAAACGACCGCCGCCTAATGGACTTATATTGCTAGGAAGATTGCTGCTTTTAAAATATTTTTTCCAGGTCATGTTAGTATGAATTATTGTAATATTTATAGATTTAAGATAGCATGTTTGCTATATTCTCGTTAGCACTAGTGTTGTTACGCATCTCTCTAACAAGTTCATCTAATTTACCAATTTGTTCTTGTAGCACAGAAAACTGTTTGTTACTGTCATCTGATAATTGTTTTTTAACGCCGTCCATGACGGTAGCAAATCCATATGGACCTTGCAACATGTTTTGCATGGCTTCATTTATACCTGCTGTTGGATCTGGCATTTGATATGATTGTGTAGAACTTGCCATTTGTTGTTTCTGCAACGCCACAGATGACACTAAACTTTGTTGCATGTCCTGTAGTTTTTTTGTTAAATTTTGATTACTAACAATCTGGCCTGACATTCCAGGCACAAACAATTCTGGACCAATTTCTCCTACCACATATGGCATTCTGGCATTTACAGCCCCGCCCATGGCTCTCTCTTGCGGTCTGGTAGTTGCACCACCGCCTTTGCTCCAAGTAATAATCGAATCTATTAGACTAGAAAAACCAGGTTTTAAGTAATTGCCTATATTTTTAAGTTCAGCCAGCATTGACTTGAACACTTCATCGCCAATTGCTCTTAATGTTTCGCCTGGTTTTTCTGCAACTTTCTGTGCACCTTGTAAAATTCCTCTCATGCCACTAGTGACACTGGTAATCGCCTGCGCATAATCTGGAAGTATTTTGGTATTCAAATGGCCTAATTCGGTGTTAAATCTCTTGCCTTCTACAGTGAGGTCAGCAAATGCTTGATTCAACTTATCTTGTGATTTGGCACCTTCCTTCAATGCCCTTTGCGATTGAGTAATACCCTCGGGATCTGTATCTGCTGCCATCTTACTAAAAGCGGTAGCAGCGGCGCTTGATTTTGAAACAACGTCACTGGTAGCTCCACCAAACAGAGCCACTTGAGCTGCTGCTGCTCCTAGACCAACACCTGCTTTGTTTTGTGCATCAATGGTTTGAGCCAATGCTCTACCAGCTTTCAATTGGTCGGCAGTAACATTTTCGCCGCCGGCTCTCATTCTGGCTGCGGTCTCTTTGACATATTTTGCCAGCTCTTGATTACTTGCTACCAATGGGTTTGTTATTGTTCCGCCAGTTAATTCTTGCATTAATGCTTGTTTTAAATCACCTTGTGCTTCAGCAGGTAATTCCTCCATACCAGCAAAGACTTTCTCTAAATTGGCTCGTTCTTCCACGCTTAACTTAGACATTAATGCAGCATTCATGGTTTCCTTGCGAGCTTTTTCCATAATTGCTTTGGCATCTTTACCGGTTGCTTCTTGTAGTATTCTTAGATCTTCAGCATAAGATCTAGTGAGTTTGGCCACTTCTTTTTCATTTAGGTTTCTAGCATCTGTGGTTTTGCCGAGGGCTCTTAAATTAGCCATCAAACTGATAGATATACTGGCTTGTTCTTCTAATCCAAAGCCTAAATTTAATAGTTCTTTTTGTAGGCTTTTTCCCGAAGTACCAGTATTAGATGCCAATTCGTTTTGTACTTTGGCCACCTTGAGCGAACCATCGGCCAGCGTACCGCCGAACGAAATGACCTCTTCACGTTGTGCTTTGATCAATTGCGAAAATTGCTGCAAGGTCAAGCCCGAATCATATGCCATTGTGCGCATGTCCGACAGACCACCACCAAAAGTTGCACCCATGTCACTAAATTGCTTGAATGTTCTAATGGTATTTGTTAGTTCAGACCCTACCAACTCATTTAACTGACCGGCCAATGATCCAGCTGCTTGTACGCCCAACCCCAGTGTTTTACCAAACGCTGTTCCCAGTTTAGTGGGTATTACTTGACCAAGTCCTTTGGTAAAACCTAACAGCCCGGATGTGGTCAATGCAAGTGCGCGACCAATTGTTTGAGTACCACGTTCCACTGGGTCAACTGATAAATCGCCCATTGTCTTTAACCAGGTACGTGATATACTTCCTGCTGTACTAGCTAGTTCATAGCCAAACTGTTTTACTTGTCCAATCACTTCCGAATAGCCTGCAGTAATATCGCCAAAACTGGAAGCTACTTTGCTACTGAGATTTTGAGTAGACGCGGCTGCTCCGCCGGCGGCTGCAGACATTTGAGCCATGGCAGCACTGGTATTTTTAGCTTCGGCTGCTTGATTCTTGAAGTCATTTGCAATCGACCCGGTTGCTCGGGCCTGTGTTTGAGCTGACCTATTTACTGCCGCCACAAGAGCTTGCAAAGTGCTTTCTGATGCTGCACCATCCACTCCTACTGTACCAAATCCGGGAATATTAACTGTAACTGCCATATTTTTTCTTAATAAATATTGTATCAATTATATTTATGGAGTATTTCAATGGCAGTAAATCCGTTATTCAAACATTTCAGGCAACCTAGTGTATATGTAAAGTTACCCAGTAAGGGCAAGTTTTGGCCGCCCGACGCACTGGATATGCCGCCAAACGAAGAACTTCCTGTGTATCCAATGACTATAAAAGACGAAGTTCTGATTAAGACTCCGGACGCACTGATGAACGGATCCGGTGTGGCCAATGTAATACAGAGTTGCTGCCCAAACATCAAAGATCCATGGGCACTGCCTGCTACAGATCTTGATACACTTTTGATTTCTATTAGAATTGCCAGCTACGGTTCTTTCATGGATGTCGACACCAGCTGCCCGCACTGCAAAGCTGAAAATACACACCCAGTTGATTTACGTGTGTTAATAGACGAAGTAAAAACTCCAAATTTTGACCCAATAGAAATAAACGATCTTACATTTCATTTTCGACCGCAGACATTTAAATCTTTAAACGCAAACAATTTGATTTCTTATGAACAACAAAAATTAATAGATGCAATCACAAACAGCGATCTACCTGAGGAAGAAAAAACCAAGCAATTTAATTTGATGTTTCCTCGTTTGACTGACATGAACATCATGGCGTTGGTCAGTTGTATAGAAGGCATAGAAGTAGATTCAAATTATGTGTCTGATATGAATCATATCAAGGAATTTGTAAGCAATTGCGATAGAAGCATCTACAAAGCAATAAGAGAGCAAGTGGATCAAATTATTAACAGCAGTAAAATTCCGCCAGTTAACATGCAATGCAACGAGTGCTCAGAACAATATTCAACAGAAATTTTATTTGAACAATCAAATTTTTTCGAATAAGGCTTTTGAAAATGTCAGCTGAAGATATGGTCGCATATTTTGATCAGCTAGAAAGACAATCAAAAGCCTTAAGAGAAGAAGCACTGCGACTGTGTTGGTACATGAGAGGTGGTATTTCATTTGATGATGCCATGGCTTTGTCTAACACAGATCGACAATCCATTGGTGAAATAGTAAAAGATAATCTAGAAACAGC